GTATGGCAGGTGGTGGATTAAGAGCAAAACTTAATAATCCTAAAGCACGTCAAGCGTTTTCAAAAAGACATGATTGTCCTAATAAAAAAGACAGAACAAAGGCGTCGTACTGGAGTTGTGCATTGCCCCGTATGGCTAAGCTACTAGGGTTCAAAACCACTTACACAGGGTATTGGTAAGGGAAGCTACACCCCCAATATTTATAATAAATTGGAGGGAATATGGCTTATGTTTATCTTATAACTAATGTCATCAACAATAAAAAATATATTGGATCTTCTAGAAAGACTCAAGTTGATGAAAACTATTATGGTAGTGGAAAAGCATTAAAAAATGCTTTAAAAAAACATGGTAAAGAAAATTTCACTAGAGAAATATTATGGGAAGGTGAGGGAGATGCTCGAGTTATGGAAACATATTATTTGACAAAATTTAACGCAGCTGGAAATTCAATGTTTTATAATATGACTAATGATGCTAGAGGAAATAATCTTCATAAAGAAGAAACTAAAAAGACAGTTAGTGAAAAACTAACAGGACGTAAATTCTCAAAAGAAACTTGCGAAAAAATATCTAAAGCCAAAACAGGTTCAACAACATCTAAAAAAGGTAAACCCGATGGCCCTAAACCTAATGTATCTAAAGCTCATAAAGGCAGAATAAGTCCTAATAAAGGAAAAGGTAACCCTGTAGCTTTATATAAAACATCAGGTGAATACATCCAAACATATCCTAGCTATCATGATTTAGCTCTTGATCTTCAAATTAACCCAGAAACAGTAAGATGTCAACTTATTGGGAAAGCTCAAACTATTAAGAATAAGCAATATAGGGCTCAATATGTATAATCATATGAAACTAACACACATACTCCTTCAACTTCTTTTAGAAAAAAAAGAAGACAGATGTAAACGTATTGCTGATCGCAAATACGATAAACCATCTGCTTATAAATCAGGTGCAATTGTTAGATGCCGTAAGGGTGAAATTTGGAAAGATTTAAAAGAGGATGAATTAACTGAAAAACAAAAAGAAACCCTCCGCACCTGGTTCAAACGTAAAGGTGCTCCTGGTAAAACAGGTGGGTGGGTAGACTGTAATACTTGTAGAGACGGTAAATGTAAGCCTTGTGGTAGAAAAGAAGGAGAAAAACGTGCTAAATACCCTTCATGTCGCCCCACACCATCTCAATGTAAAACACCTGGCAAAGGCAAAAAATGGGGAAAAACAAAATGATTAAACTAACTAACATATTAAAAGAAATATTATTAACTGAACTTAACAAGCAACAGTTAGATAGTATAGCTAAAGCATTAGGTGCTGAACGTACTAGTGAATTTGATAGTAAATTAAATTCATTAAATGCTAAGGGTATGACTTACCCTGATATTTTAAAACAAGTTAAAGATGGTGTATCTCAAGGAAAATCTCCTGAAGAAATTTTTAGTAGCTTATCATCAACAGTAGGTAAATCTTCTAAAGATCTAGAATCAGATTTTGAAACTATAATTGATAATGAAAATATTATAGTACAAGTACCTCATACCCACGCTGCATCTCGCAAATTAGGCTTATCTACCTACGCTTATAGAGTATGTAAAGATGGCAGCAAAGATTCAGCCTGGTGTACCACTTATAAAATCCCAGATCATTTTAGAATTTATTACCATGATCAAAACAAAACTCTCTATTATATAAAAGTTAAATCTCCTGAAATAATACAACAATTAAAAGACAAGGGTTTGGCATCTTTAGTTGTATCAGCAGTTGTTGTTAATGACAAAAATAATATAAGTGTTATATTTGATGGAAAAGATAAAGATATCCCATCTAATTGGTATCCCGCGTATCTAAAAATATTAGGACTTGATAAATCAATATTTGTTAATAAACGCTCTAAAAAAGAACGAGATTTAGCATTAAGTAGCGCTCAACTTGAACAGATGAAATATTATATTAAAAATGGAAGTAAAGGTCCACTAGAGATAGTAAAACTAGACTCTGAACTTCCTAGTGATTTAACTTTAGTTGGAGGTGATTTAAAATTAATTGCTTCTAAAATAACTAAATTACCTGATAATTTAGTAGTTAAAGGTAAACTTATTATATCCCAATGTCCAAATATAACAACCATTCCTGAGGGTATAAAATATAAATCTCTAGCGTTATTTAGATGTCCTGCTATAACCTCTATTTCTAAACCTAAAAATAAAATAGAAGATTTAACTATAGATGATTGTCCCTCATTTACTGAACTTCCAAAAGGTATAAAAGCAAAATATATAAGAATTCAACAATGCCCACAATTCTCTAAATTACCTGATAATCTTACAAGTTCAACTGTAGATATTCGAAGTTTAAAAGTAAGTGAGATGCCTAATAATCTTAAAGTATATAGATTTCTATTAGCTGATACTCCTTTAGCTAAAAAATATGAATATGATGGGAATCAAATTATTAAGGCAATTCAAGATAAAGGTGGTGAAATAGTAAATTTTTCTTCTTTTAAACTTAATATAGTGATGTAATGCTCCCTTATAAAGATCTTGAGATAACAGATAAATATATTATTCGTGAATTTAGCGAAAATATAGATCCTATTGAACTAAAATGGCATCGTGATAGAGAAGATCGTTTAATAGAAATAATAGGAGAAACAGATTGGATGGTACAACTTGAAAATCAACTACCAACTTCTTTAAATCAACCCATATTTATACCAAAAGGTGAATGGCATATAGTTATTAAAGGAAATGGTACTTTAATTCTTAAAATTAATAAGTAGTGAAAAATATACATAAGTTTATAGCATACGTTGTTTATAATTGGGGTTATCCTTTAAATGAAGATGAAATAAAGCTTGATAGAAACAGACAAAAGTTTTTTGATAAATTTAAAGTAGATGCTAATGATTTAAACATTAATATTACAGATGAACAATTAAAAACATACATTCAACGTTTTGACCAGTTAAAAAATTCATCTAAAGTTACTGAAAAGGACTTACATAAATACTCTTTATCTAAATTAATACAATTAGTTACTTCATCTGCTGGAGCAGACATGCCTGAACAAGCAGATATTACTCCTGACGTTGTTTATAATAATGATAATAATACTATTGTAATTTATAATGGTAGTAAAGAAGGCAACTGTATTAATTTTGGTCAAGGTGAAAGATGGTGCATAACTAGAGGCTCTTATGGTAATTACAGGTACGATGCTGATAGAGGCTTTCCTACATTTTATCTTGCTAAAAATACTAATTTACCTAATACTGATAAATTAAGTTTTGTTGCTATACAGGTTAGAGATACATCTGATGAAAATAAAAGGTACGTTTATACTAATAGACAGAATAGCCCATATGAGTCTAATGCTATGTCTTTTAATAAATTAGTATCTGAGGTTCCTTGGCTTAGTGAAGTGCCTAATCTTAGTAATGTTTTAAGATATATCCCTTTAACTAGTAATGAGAAAATAACTCAAACATATAAAAACAAAGCTGCTACTTATAGAGAATGGACTCAATTCTCATTTGAAATGAAAAAACAATATCTAGTAGCCAGAAAAAACCAATCAGAATTTTTTTCAGATATTAGTGATAATGAATTTGTAAGTACTTACCTTCCAAATTATCCACAAATAGCTGAATTTATTGCTTTAAACAATGATATTATTGAAGATGAAGTTTTATTAAAATATTTAGATAAATTCTCTAACCAAGATAGAAGATCTATCATGGCTAACATGAGAACAAATGTGTCTTTAAAATATTTAGATAAACAAACATTTTCATTTGACATTAAAAAATTATTAGTTAAATTAAATAAATGGAATCTTAGTAACAACGAAAGAATATATGTTACTAAAAATGGTGAAGCTATAATTTTATTAACTTTAGACGACGATTTAAAAGTAGGAGTATACACAGAAGATGCTGATTATCCAAATATTAAACTTAATAAACGTACTTCTAAATTTTTAGCAGACTATCCCGAAATAGACACTATTCCTTTTAGGTATCTTTTAAAATTAGCATCTCAAGAAGCTATTGATAAATTAATTATCAATAAGGTTATAGAAAAAGCTAAAGAAGACCCAAACTCGGCTATAATAGTAAAAGACACAGAAGATGGACAAATATTAGTTGATTCTAATAGTTTTAATTCTTATAAAATTAAAGATGATTCTATAACACCTATACCTTTTGATAGTGAAGAAGTTCAAAGAGTCCTTAATTCTGAAGAATCAGAAGAAAATGAAGGTATTCAAAACAACATTTTACAATTATTTGGAAGTGGTATTCCTAACACTATAGACAAAACTACATTTGTTAATCTATTAAAAAATATTCCAATTAACAATAGAATAACAACTGTAAGAAATATAGATTATGTAGTTATGTTAGATGATGAAAATGAAGAAATATTATTAATAGATAATAGGGAATTATCAACATCATTTAGAGCTCAATTTCATTATAATCTTAATAGAACAAATTGGAGAGAATCACCGGGTTTAACTAATTTTGCTAGTAGTCTTGAAGTTCTTAGAGAATATTTTGAATATGCAAGAACAAAAGGATGGGCATATCAAGGTGATGAAATTATAGGTGCTATAAATAGTCAATATAATCGAAGTTATAAACAAAACATAATAGCCGCTAATCCACCATTAGGTGAAAGATGGATGGCTGTAGTAGTAGAAGACAAATACATTTTATTAAACCGAATTAACCCTAGAAACAGTAAATTTATATCCAACACTTCAGGTAGATTAATCAATTATAATTTTCCTCCACGTGCTGCTGCTCAATACATTGGAGGACAAGCAAATGCTGCAACAACACCACCTGGTGCTGGAGAAAGAGAATTAGCCCCTCTTAGAAGAAGAGGAAGACCAGCTGGTGGTGGAGCACCTAGACAAGCTCCAGCCGCCGCCGCGGCAAATCCAGATGTTGTAACTATGATTGAACAATTTGGATTAACAGCAGGCTTTAATACCTTACCCCAAAATGTACGAAATGTAATATCTTCAGGACAAATCCTTGGTAGATTTGCAGGTGATAGAGGTGCATCTCGTAGAAACAATTTATTAAGACAATATGGAGGACAAGTTTCAAATACAATTGAATCAGGTAATTCTAAACTTTATATTATTCGTTTAAGAAGTGGAGCATACATAGGATCAGCAGTTTTTCAACCTGGTAATCAACATTACATAGTTACTACAAATTCTTCCTTTAGAATACCAAGTCCCGATGATCTTGTAACACAACTAAGAACACGTAACATAAACGAAAATGCAAAAGTAATGTTAGCGTTGCATGCTGAAGCAGATCCTGAATCAATGAATGAATTGAGACAAAAATTAACTAATATTTATAAAAAACCAACATCATGAAAATTAACGAACTAAAACAAATCATCAGAGAAGAAATTGAAAAAGTATTAGCTGAAGCACCAATACGTGAAGAGGAAACACCAACACGTAAAAAGGAAGCACCAGTAAAACCAACAACTACACCTTCTCAACCAACAACTACACCTTCTCGAACAAAAAGACCTGGACCTGGTATAAAAGAAAAACCAAAAGCTGAAAAAACAGCTGAAAAAATAGCTGAAAAAATAGGAAATAGGTATAGCAAAATGCTTAAAAATAAAAAGTAATGCCTAAGTATCAAGACATATTTGATCCTGAAATCATAGCTAAGTTAAAGGCTAAATCCTCTGAAAAAATTAGAGGAAAAAGTCTTATGCAAATGATGAGATCTTCTCAAGAATTATTAAGTCTTGTAGTTTCAATTGAAGCCCCATATAAATCTCAATTATCACAATTAGCTATTGATATAGTTAAAGATCATTATCCTACTTTAGTAGAGGATAATATTGATGTAGAAGCTAGAATAGTTAGTAATGTTACTCTTGAAGAATATAACCCATATGAAAAACAAAGACGCATCTCTAATGCTTTAGTACAAGGAGCGTCAGTTGAAGAACTATATTCTTTATTTGAAAAAGAAAGTGTTATTCAACAAATACGTTCTATTAATTCAACATTATATGACAAGTATAATGAATTAATGAAACAAGTTTTTGACATATATAATGATGATCAAGCCATAAACATGATGCTTGCTGCCATAGCTTCAGGCCAAAATTTAGCTGGTGGTAAATCTCAAATTGTAACTGAAAATGAAGGTCCTAAAATCATTGCTGAAGCAATTTGTTTCCCAATGTTGGTCCATGAAATTTTAAAAGGTTATTGGAGTATTTTAGCACAAACTGGATTAAAAGGTAGTGATGAAGAAGCACAAGCTACAGTTGATAGAGTTGATAGATTAGAATATGAACCTGAAGATATTCGTTATGGTCCAATAATATTTAATAAATTAAAAACCATATATAAAGCATTTACTTCCCCAGATGTTGATGTAAGAACACTTGTTGTTTTTTATACAGCTATTCTTCAAATGGAACCAGATGAATTTTTTTCATTTATAAGTAATGTTGTAGGTGATAGACCTTTAAGTGAAGACCAAATTGCTTGGATTGAAAATGAATTAGAAGACATACAAGTGTATTTGCAAACTATAGATGCTGAAAGAGCTATGAGTTCTTTTTCTAATAATGATGAAGATAATATAGACGATGTAGATTTGTCTGATTTAGGATTAAATGAAAAAAAACGTCCATACAAAGACCTTGAAACAACCGACAAATACATTCTTCGTGAATTCAACGAAAACATTGACCCAATCGAATTAAAGTGGCATCGTGATAAAGAAAACCGTATAATAGAAATTGTAGGTAAAACAAATTGGAAAATTCAACTTGAAAACCAGTTACCAGTTTCTATAAATCAACCCATTAGAATACCTAAAGGTGAATGGCACCGTTTAATTAAAGGTGACGGAACCTTAACTTTAAAAATATTAAAAGAAGAATCAACCCAATACAACATGGAAGGTATTCTATACACAGATACTAGAGAACGTCCTCAAAAAGATATTCTTTCAGACATTCGTTCTTTACCTGGTGTAACAATTGTGTCTTCTAAAGACATAAACCCAAATGTGTATGCTACTAATAACCCAAATTACGGTACTATTATAAAAATTAAAGTTGATCCACACCCATATCCTTCTGGATTTAAAGATGAAGATTTACAACAATTATTACAAGACATTAGAGCTGTTAAAGGTGTAAGAAATTTCAAATTAAACCAAAAAGTTGAAAAGAAAACAGTATAACTATGAATAAAGAATTTTTAAGAATGCAACAATTAGCTGGTATTATTACTGAAAGTGAGTATAAAACTAATACTTTATTTGAAGGAGAAGAAGCTGAAACTATTGATCAAGTCCCTAACAATATATTAAACATCATATCTAAAGCTACTGCCCAACCAGTTGAAAAAATTAAACAATTAGCTAAACAAGAAACTTCCACCCCTGAGGATAAAGTTGATGAATCAGCTGTTTTAACTGCTGTTACAATAGCTGGATTAATTCCTTTAGCTATGGATGCTATAGGAGGTGTATCAAATTGGGTTTCTCGTAACACTGGAAAAAATGAAGCTGAAATAGCACAATTAAAAAAATTTAATGAAAAAATTAAAGAAAAAGAAGAATTAATAAAGAATTTAGATAAAAAAGATGCTAAAAGTGAAATGAGAGAAAGAGAACTTTTAAATAAATTAAAAAAACAAAGAGATGATATGTGGGGTTCTGATTTTGGGCAATGGATGAAAAAAAAAGCTCATGGGTTACATCATGCTTATACTTGGCCTATTAGAACCTTATTAAAATGGGTTGGATTTATAACAGGAAATAAAAAATTAAAAAATAAAGAATTTAGAGAAAAATTAGCTAATATACTATATGCTATTACGATGACTGGAATAGCTGGGGTTGGTATTCTTTCCCATTTAGGACATCTTACAGGAGTAGCCCCAGTAGCTATGACTATAGCAGATGGAGTTAAAGGAGGAAAAAGTATAGGTGAAATAGTTAATTCTATTGGTTTAGCAATTTAATAAAAAACAACATATTTATAAACAAAATTAAAAATGAATATACTTGAAATTAAAAAAATGCAAAAAATTGCCGGAGTAATAACTGAAGGTGAATATAGAATGTTTATTGAGGCAATTCATGATGAAACTTTAGATGAAGGGTGGAAAAACTGGTTGTTAGGTGGTTTAATTACATTATCAACTTTAGGAGGAATAGGTAAAGTATATCAAATGGATCAACAAGCAAAAGCTGATAAAGCTAAACAAGTTGAATATTACAATAATGTTCTTAGTAACGAAGTTACTAAAATGAATGATGATGATCTTTTTAAACTAGGATCAGACATTAGTGATAAAACAGGTGAAATGAAAGGTAATTCCAATGCTGACTCAGATACATATAAAAAAATGATGATAAATTACGCTAAGGATTATATTAAGAATCATCCAAACAAATTTGCAGTAGGAATAAATGGTGGAATTTATGCCTTATCTAAATAACACATATTTATAAACAAATAAAAACCAAAATAAAATGCAAGTAGAAAAATTACGTACTCTTATAAGAGAATCTATCAACGAATATATTAGAGAAATTGAACAAGCAGCTAATGAAGCAGCTGTAGATGCTAGTATCACTAAATGTGAAGAAGCAATCCAATCACGTCAAGAAAGACTAAATAAGATTAATGAAAATGATGATCTTAAAGAAATGGTTGATGAAACTAAAGTAAAAAATATTCAAGCCGAAATTAAAATTTTAGAGAAAGCTAAGAAAAAATACGCTGCTCAAAAAGCTAAAATGCAAGCTAAAAAGGATAAAAAAGCAAATCCTGAAAAAGAAGTAACTACTGATGCTCCTATTGATGAAGCTGATGTAACAGCTGAAATGAACATGCCTGACAATACACAAGAAGAAGCATTAAACGAATCTTTTATTCGTATGCAAAAACTTGCAGGTATTATTAATGAAAATAAAAGTAAAATAGAAACAATTTTGAGTAAAATAGGTGATATTGAAGAAAAAATATATGATCAATATGGTGACGATGAAATAGAAGCTAAATTTGATTATAGTAAAGCTATAGATGATATTAAATCAAAATATAAAAATGACGAAAGTGGAATGTATGATGCTTTAATATCTCATTTAAAAAAACTAAAATCAACATTCCCAATAAAATAAAATAAGGTACTAGAAAAGAATTTGAAAATAAATTCAATCTAAATGGTGGGAGACTTAGTCAACTAATTAATAATAAAATATTAAAATAAACATATAGACCGATTCATAGCCGGTCGCTCTAAACAGAGACAAAAATATGGTAGCTGTGGCACTCCTAAAAAGGTGCCACTTTTTTGTTTGTTTTTTAAATAAAATTTATTATCTTTAGAATATGAAAAATAAAAAAATAGTAATTGTAGGAGCAGGTGTAGCAGGCATTAATGCCGCGACAAAATTAGTAGATAATGGCTACCCAGGTGAGTTAATCACTATTATTGATAAAGGAAATGATCCACACAATCGTTTACCTGAGGAAGTAATGACAGGTATGTTAGGTGCTGGTGGTTGGAGTGATGGTAAATTAACATATCACACTGCAATTGGAGGTGTATTATCAAAGTATTGTGGTGAAGAGAAAGCAATGGAATTGATGGATCAAGTCATTAATAACTTTAGACGTTTCCATCCTAAACCAGAAGAAATATTTTGCTCTGACCCACAATCAGAACCTGAATTTATTAAACCATATTTTGGTTTACGTTTATTTCCTGTATGGCATATTGGTTCAAATTATCTTCACGAGATTGCTAAAGCATGGTATCAATATTTAGTGGATAAAGGTGTTAGATTTGAATGGGAAACAGAAGTAGAGGACATTGATTTTAATAATAATAAAGTTTATACTCATAATACTACATTACAATATGATTCTTTAATATTTGCTGTAGGTAAAAGTGGTATTGACTTTGCTCAATCATTATCAAACCAATACCAACTACCTACAGAACCAAAATCAGTACAAATTGGAGTCCGTTACGAGGCACCACAAAAATACTTTCAAAAACTAATTGATATCAGTTATGATTTTAAACTATACCAAAAGTTTGATAATGTATCGTTAAGATCATTTTGTACTAATAATAACGCAGCTTACGTCGCAGTAGAGGAAACATATGGTGACATTAGTTACAATGGTCATGCTAAAAAAGGTGAAGAATTTAAAAACGATATGACCAACTTTGGTATCCTAATGGAAATTAAAGGTATTGAAAATCCATTTGAATGGAGTAGAGAAATAGTTAAGAAGTGTCAATTTGATTTACCCGTAGCTAAAAAATCTGGTTTATATTATTCACCTAATTTAACTCGAAAACCAAGTTTAACATCAGAAAATAATACAGTCGATAGTTATCAAATCGTTGAGTTAAGCTGGTTTAAAGACGCATTTAGTGAATATGCCGATTATATTCTTAATTTTATCGACCAAATGAATGAAGTATTTGAATTTGGTGATGATTGGGGTATGTATATTCCTGAAGTAAAATATGTCTCTGCAGAGCCTCTTGTTAACTATGATGATTTAAGTCTTACAACATACAACAATATTCATTTTGCCGGAGACGCTTTATCAGCTAGAGGTATAACAGTAGCAGGCAGTCAAGGTATTTACATTGCTGAAGGTATTTTAAAAAAAATGTAAGTATTTAATTTCTGGTGATATTTATAATTATGAAATATTATGTATATCATTGGATTAGAAAAGATACTAATAAACCTTTTTATGTAGGAAAAGGAACAGGTAATAGAGCAGGTCATAAAAAATCAAATAAAGGATGGAAAAATATTACTTCTAAAGTTGAATGCTTTTGGGAAATTATTAAGTATTTTGATGATGAACAAACCGCATATCTATATGAACATACTCTTATTGAAGAATATAAAAAATTAGGGTACAAAATAATTAATCAAACTAAATATTCTAAAGGTGGAGGTACTTGGGCATATACTGATGAAGTAAAACAACGTCAAAGTGAAAATAGAAAAGGTAAAGGTTTAGGACCTCGAAGTAAAGAATGGAAGCAAAATATTAGTAAAGCAAACAAAGGTAGAAATATATTATGGGCTAATAAAATAGGGGATGCCCTTAGAGGAAAACCTAAAAATTATTTAAGTCACCATAAACCAATACTCCAATATGATCTTCAAGGTAATCTACTTAATGAATACCAGTCAGCACAAGAAGCAGGTAGATGTCTAAATAAATCAGGTAATCAAATAGCAGATTGCGCCTCAGGTAGGCAAAAAACCGCTTATGGTTATATTTGGAAATATATATAATAAAACATATGGAAGAAGAAAAAAAGTATCAACTAGACCCAACACTAGAAACTAAAAAGTACACATCAACAGACGGTACAATTCGTTACATGAAAGATGGAAAATTACACAACTGGGATGGTCCAGCCGTAATCCACCCAGATGGTAAAGAAGAGTATTTTATTAATGGTTTTCAACATGACAAAGATAGTCATCATAAAGCAAAACGTGATGGAATTGGGTTACCTTGGTTTAAGAGTAGTGTAGGTAAAGGATCACGATCTTAGTTTTTTTTTGATATTTATAATAAAATATACTAATTTAAAAAATAAAAGACAATGAACAAAGAGTTCCTTAAAATGCAAAAAATGGCTGGTATTATTACTGAAGGTCAATACCAAGAAAAATTAAATAAGACTCAAACTCCTTCTCCCAACGAATGTCAGCGTATTATAGAGTTATATATAGACAGTCATGATGCTGAATATGTCGCTGGTTTCTTTGATGACACCCACAAAAGAGAAGTAGCAGCATATTTGAAATCACTTAAACCATACCCTAAAGTAAGAACAGTAGAAGAACTAGCATCTACTATTAAAGAAATAGATGACAAAATAAATGAAATTACAAACTACCCAGAAGATCTTTTTGATGAAGAAGTAATACCTCGATTAGAACAAATAGCTTCTAATAATCCTAATCTAAAAAACGCGGTAGATAAAGTATTAGTTGTATTAAATGAACTATATGGTAGAAATAATGATGAAGATGATGAAGATGATGAGTTTGGTTGGAAGACTGATTATGATGAATTCTAAAAAACAGTATTTTAAATTAGGCTTGGGAAACCAGGCCTTTTTTATTATATTACTAATATGAAGATAGGACTATGTGGAACAATGAGTGTTGGCAAATCAACACTAGTACATGCTTTAAAAGAATTACCTGAATTTAAAGATTATTTCTTTGCTACTGAACGTAGTAAATACTTACGTGATTTAGGTATTCCATTAAACACTGATAGTACATTAAAAGGTCAAACAATATTCTTAGCTGAACGTTGTTCTGAACTAATGAGAGAAAATGTTATTACTGATAGAACAATTATCGATGTGATGGCTTTTACTCAATGTGCCAAGTCAATTTGTCAAGATGATAAAAATGCATTTGTTAAATATGCTGCTCCATTTATTTGGGACTATGATTATGTTTTTTATGTGTCTCCTATTGGTGTAAAAATTGAAGATAATGGTGTTAGAGAAACTAATGCTGATTATCGTGAATTAATTGATTTTACTATAAAAAGCACAATACATGAACATTTAAATCAAATTAAAAATCTAGCATTCATTTCAGGCACTACTGAAGAAAGAATTAAACAGATTAAAGGTTACTTAGGTTTCTAATATTTATGGCCAAAAACTATAAATACAATGAAACTATCTGAATTAAGAAAACAAATAGAAGATACTATTACGGAGATATTAACTATTACTCCCGGATCTAACGCTATGGATGTAAAAAATGCGGCTAGACAAAAAGGAGTACCACAAGCTGCGGTAACCTCAGCATTACAACAAGCTAATACCTCTGGACAATCAGTGACATTAACTGGAAAAGTAGCTGAATCAGACGAAGACGTAGAAGATACTTATGGTAAAGAAGATGAAGATGATAAAAAAGATGCTAAAATAGCTAACGCTAAGCCATCAAAATCAGATTTGAAAAAAAATGCTAGTATAGCTACTATAACAGATGCTATAGCTAAATTAGTTATAGATCGTAAAAATGTTAATGAAAAATATAAGAAAGCCGAAGGTAAAGAAAAAGCAAAGTTGTTAGATGAATTAAAAGACCTAACATCTAAAATACAATCATTAGATAAAATTCTTAAAGAAAAAGAGAAAACTCTTAAAGAAAATAATTTAAAAACCAAAACTATGAAAAAATCACAATTGCAACAAATCATTAAAGAAGAAATTCAAAAAATTTTAAAAGAAGCAAAAGAAATTAAAGTTGATATATACAGTGCTGAGACTATAACTTTAAATGGAAAACCCCTAGACTCAGACAAAATGAATAGCACTAAATATAGAAATATGCTTTTATCACAACCTGATAAAGCATTTATGTATAAAGGAAAACCCGTCTCTCTTGACGCTATTGATCCAGCTGATGGTTCACAAGATGATCCAAAAATTTATTTAAGAGCTGATTAATTAAAAATTACTTAACATAACCCTATAAAGGGACAGTTATGTCTCAAGACTTAAAACAAATAATACGAGATGAGTATGTAAAGTGTTCAAAAGATCCGGCGCACTTTATGAAAAAATACTGCCACATCCAACACCCAACTCGTGGTAGAATTATATTCAATCTTTACCCATTCCAAGAAAAAGTATTACGTTTATGGAGAGACAATCCATATAACATAGTACTCAAATCCAGACAATTAGGAATTTCAACCTTAACTGCTGGTTATTCATTATGGTTAATGTTGTTTCAAAAGGATAAAAATATCCTTTGCATTGCTACTAAACAAGAAACTGCTAAAAACATGGTTACAAAGGTAAAATTCATGTTTGAAAATTTACCTTCTTGGTTAAAAGTACCTGCAGATGAAAACAATAAACTAACACTTCGACTTAATAATGGTTCTCAAATCAAAGCAGTTTCAGCAGCAGGTGATGCGGGTCGATCAGAAGCAGTATCACTCCTAATAATAGACGAGGCTGCCTTCATTGACGGAATTGGTGAAATATGGGCTTCTGCTCAACAAACCTTAGCAACTGGTGGTGGAGCCATTATATTATCAACTCCATTTGGTACTGGTAATTGGTTTCATCAAACATGGGTAAGAGCAGAAGCACAAGACAATGACTTTTTACCAATCAAATTGCCTTGGTATGTTCACCCTGAACGTGATGAAAGTTGGAGAAAAAAACAAGACGAATTATTAGGAGACCCAAGATTAGCAGCACAAGAATGTGACTGTGACTTTAATACTTCAGGTGATACTGTGTTCTACAATGAACAATTAGATTTTATTTTAGCAACGTCTATTAAGGATCCCTTGGAAAAACGTGGAATTGATCATAACTTATGGATATGGGAATTACCCGATTATACAAGAAACTATATGGTTGTTGCTGACGTTGCTCGTGGGGATGGAAAAGACTTTTCAACATTTCACGTAATAGACGTTGAAACAAATACACAAGTTGCTGAATACAGAAGTCAACTTTCACCAAAAGAATTTGGTTATTTGTTAGTAAGCATTGCAACAGAGTATAATGATGCATTGTTAGTTGTTGAAAACGCTAACATAGGCTGGTCAACTCTTGATGCAATTATAGAAAGAGGATACAGAAATTTATACTATTCTCCAAAAACTGAAGCATTAAACGCTGAATCATACTTAGAAAGAACAGATGACCCATCAAGAATGGTACCTGGTTTTACAATGTCTATGAGAACAAGACCATTAGTCATAAACAAATTCAGAGAATACATAGGAGACAAAAGTGTAAACATACAGTCTCGTCGTTTATTTGAAGAAATGAAAGTGTTTATTTGGAAAAATGGTAGACCTGAAGCACAATCTGGTTATAATGATGATTTGGTTATGAGTTTTGCAATTGGAATGTATGTTCGTGATACAGCTTTAAAATTTAAAACCCAAAACCTAGACTTAACCCGAGCTGCTTTAAAAAACATAGCAACAGTTAGACAAAACCCTCAAGGTAACTATACAACTAATGGTCAAGCAAATCCTTACCAAATGAATATTAATGGAAGGAATGAGGATATTAGTTGGTTACTATAATATTTATGGTAAATAATACAATTTATAATGGCTGATACAAGTATCTTTACAAGGTTAAGAAAATTATTCTCAACTGATGTTATAATCCGCAATGCTGGTGGTAATCAGTTAAAAGTAATGGATGTGAATAGCATTCAAAAAAGTGGAGAATTTCAAACCAATGCTTTAGTTGACAGATACAACCGAATCTATTCAAGCAACAGTACATCTTTATTTGGAGCCCAATTAAATCTTAACTGGAGATACCTTCGTACTCAAGTATACTCAGATTACGATGCAATGGATACAGATGCTATTGTAGCCTCTGCTTTAGACATTATAGCTGATGAATGTACTCTTAAAAATGACATGGGAGAAGTACTTCAAATCAAAAGCAGCAACGAAGACACACAAAAAATACTTTATAATTTGTTCTATGATGTGTTAAACATTGAGTTTAATTTGTGGTCATGGATTAGACAAATGTGTAAGTATGGTGATTTCTTTTTAAAATTAGAAATTGCTGAAAAATTTGGAGTATACAATGTTATCCCTTACATGGCTTACCACATCATGAGAGAAGAAAATTATGACCCTGCCAACCCAGCTGAAGTAAGATTTGCTTTCTCACCAGATGGTTTTTCAGGTGGTTCTACAGGTTTTTATGGTGTGACAGGTAAAGGAACATATAGTCCTAACAAAAATGATAAAAATATCTATTTTGATAATTATGAAATGGCTCATTTTAGACTAGTAGCTGATACTAATTATCTTCCTTATGGTCGTTCATACTTAGAACCAGCACGTAAATTGTTTAAACAATACATTTTGATGGAAGATGCTATGCTGATTCATCGTATTGTTCGTGCCCCTGAAAAAAGAATATTTTACATAAATGTAGGTTCTATTCCTCCTAATGAAGTTGAAAACTTTATGCAAAAGACAATTTCACAGATGAAAAGAACACCATTCATCGACCCACAAACTGGTGAATATAATTTAAAGTATAATTTACAAAATTCATTAGAAGACTTTTACATTCCAGTTAGAGGAAACGATACAACAACTAAAATTGAACCTACAAAAGGTTTAGATTATACAGCAATTGAAGACGTTACTTACTTAAGGGATAAATTATTTGCTGCTTTAAAAGTTCCTAAAGCATTTATGGGTTATGAAAAAGACTTAACCGGTAAAGCAACATTAGCAGCAGAAGACATTCGTTTTGCTCGTACAATTGATAGACTACAACGCATTATACTTTCAGAATTATACAAAATTGCATTAGTACATTTGTATACTCAAGGTTATAGAAACGAAGCATTAACCAATTTTGAATTATCATTAACTACTCCTTCAATCATTTATGATCAAGAAAGAATAGCGTTAATGAGAGAAAAAGTATCATTAGCAAAAGACATTGTTGACGGTAAATTATTACCTACAGATTGGATTTATGATAACATTTTCCACTTAAGTGAAGACCAATACGATGAATACAGAGATTTAATTGTTGAAGACCAAAAACGAATCTTTAGGTTTAAACAAATTGAAAATGAAGGAAACGACCCATTAGAATCTGGCAAATCATATGGTACACCTCATGACTTAGCTGCTTTATACGGGGCAGGAAGAAACAATATGGGAGTACCTGACGGATACGATAAAGATGAAATATTAGGAAGACCAACCGAAAAATCATCAACTATGGGTACTCAACAAAATGCTTTAGGAAAAGACAGATTAGGAAGCATGGGTATGAAAAAAGGTGATGCTACAGGTGAAGATGCATCTATAAAAAACAGTTTTAAAGGAGGATCCCCACTAGCCTTAGAAACTAAATTAAAAAATAAATCATTGTTAGAGTCTTTAGACAAAAAGTTGTCTATTAAAAAAGAAGATTCTTCACTGTTAGATGAATCTCAAATACGAGAATAACATTTCATACATATTTATAACTAAAATATTAGCCAAGAATGGTAATTAAACATTCAAAGTACAAAAATACTGGGATCCTTTTTGAACTACTTGTTAGACAAATTACAGCTGATACTTTATCAGGTGATGCTTCCCCAGCTACTACCATTTTAAAAAAATACTTTACTAAAACTGAATTAGGAAGAGAGTATAAGTTGTATGAAAGCTTTTTTAAGCATACTAATATTAGTGAGGCTAAAGCTGATATGGTTATAACAACTCTTGTTGAAAGTTCAAAGTATTTAAACCGTTCTATACTAAAAAGACAAAAATATAATTTGATTAAAGAGATTAAGGCGCATTACAATTTAGAAGAGTTTTTTAAAACTAAACTTCCTAATTATAAAGCACAAGCCGCTTTATTTACTCTTTTAGAAGTGTATAACAGTGAAAACTTATCCAACCCAAATCAAATTATAGAAAATAAAACCGCGCTTTTAGAATTTTTAACTAAAGGACCTATTAACAAAACAGAAGTTAAAAACAATATTTTAGAAGAATTTAAACATCAAGATAAAGATATTCGTGTTTTAGCATATAGAGTACTACTTGAAAAATTTAATGACAAATACTCAAATTTAAATTCAAACCAAAAAATCATATTAAAAGAATTTATAAACAGTGTTGATAATACTCCCAAATTAAAAGAATTTTACAACACTAAAGTATTTGAAATTAAAACCCAATTATCAGTACTTAACAAATCAGTTTCTAACCCTGCCACTAAAATAAAAATCAACGAAGTAATAAATATTTTACCTGTTTTAAGCAAAAACGACAGAATTAATGATGACCAATTAGTAAATCTTTTACAATACTGTGAATTGATAGAAGAATTAAAAATTGTAAAATGAATAAAAAAGACCAAATACGTGAATTAATTCAAAAGCGTTTAAAAGAAATAAGCGCTACAGGCACTGGTGCTTCTTTTACTGCTGGTACTGGTGCTAATTATGCTACACCTAATGCTTTTAATCCAAATAAAAAGGCTAAAGGTGCTAAAAACATTTATTATTACAAATTAGGATTCAAACCAGTAAACCAAAAAGCTTTAAATAAAAAGGCTAAAGGCATTGAAGTAAAACATTTGTGGGAAGAAGAAACACCTAAATTTGACATTGAAGGATTTGTAAGTGCTTTACAAACTGATAATGAAGAATTAAAAAAATACATAGCAGGACGTTTAGGAGACTTTGATTTACTTGCTAGCAAATTAAAAGAACTTATTGAATTAATACAAGAAGCTAAAAAAGAAACAATAAACAGTTACAGAGAAAATCCTGAATTTAAAGCTGTTTATGGTACAGATTTAGCAATTTCATTAATAGACGACACTATAAAACTATTTACATAAAATGAGAAATACATTACAAGAACAATATAACCTTATTAAAGAAGGTAAAGGTAATAAACAGCAATTTTTTAAATCTGCTCGTCATTTATTCCCTAATTTAATTACTCCTGTTAACACATTAAATGATGCTGTTACCATCCTTAAAAACAAAGGTATCATTAGTGAAATGTTTGTAGGAGGAGGTGTAGTTACTAAAGGTAAAACACCTGATTGGTTTTCTATTTTTAAAGAAAACATAACTGAGTATGGAGAAGACTCAGGTGGACAAGATATGACATACGGAATGTATAATAGATCATCAGCCCGTAAAAATCAAGGCATTCAAGACTTTATAAATAAAGGAAAAGAAGATTATTATGATGATGTACCATATGAAGCATGTCCATATGAAGATGGTTATAATAAATATTATAAAGCAGATTTAGCTAAATTATGGCAAATGGGATGGAAAGAAGCAGAAATATCAAGCAATGAAGAAAACATAACTGAATTATCAGGAAAATTTGGTTCTAAAGAAGAAGTTACCGTTATTAATAATAAAACTGGTAAAAAAGCTAAAGCAATGATTACCAGCACATCAATGAGTACAGGTACAGGAATAGAATATAATCTTAAATATTCTGGTGAAAAACCAAATGGATTCCCAGACACTATAAAAGATGATGATTTAGACTCAACATATTCTTTAAAAAGATTAACTGAAGCTAAAGAAGCTAAAGCTGAAGAAAAAGAAACTACTAAAGAAGTAACTGACATGGCAACACGTGGTTACGACTATAAAGATACTAAAAACATTGATAACATTTTTGGTACTGCGTTTTTAAAAGGATTCTATAGTGAAATGCAAGATCCAAAAAACGAGGACAAAACAGTTGAAGAATTAAAACAAATCGTAGCTAAAAATTTAGCTAAAGACTGTTTACACTATGTTAAAAACAGCCCATTTGGTGTTGAAGGAGCTGGTTATTCAGTAGAAGCACCTGGATTAGGCGAACCAAAACCTGCTAAAGGTAAACACAAATCTTCAGGTTATGGTGATTTAAAAGAAAATGAGGATAAAGATTTTAACTCATGGAAAACCAAATTATATAATATTATCATGGCTGACGCTGGTTTAGATAAAGAAGATATAGCTGTAGATGAGTTTGAAATAAAAAAATACTGGAAAGAAGGCAAGACACCGGATGAAGTTTATAACAACATATGGATGAAAGACGCTGGAAATTTTAGAGCAATTGGAGAGTCATTTAAATCTCTAAAAGAATCAGTTTTACGTTCTCAAATTCATTTGTTAGTAAAAGAAGTATTAGCTGAAAGTAAAATTAGTGAAGATCAATTTGAAAAAGCACTTAAAATGCATAAAAAAGGCAAATCACCCGAAAACATAGCTAAAGAATTAAAAATTGATCCGGTTATATTAAAAAACCAACTAAAAAAATACAAAGAAGAAAAAGAAAATTTAAAAACAAGTGATAAGGGCTAATTATGAAACAAGTACTTATTGAAACCCAAATATTTTCTGCTAAACCAGTTAAACTAGTTGAAGGTAAAGGTGGTAATAGCAATTTATTAGTTGAAGGAATACTAGCAACAGCCGAAGTAAAAAACGGTAACGGCCGTTACTACTCAAAAGATTTATGGGAAAGAGAAATTAATAAGTACATGGAGAATGTAAAATCAAATCGTGCTTTAGGTGAACTAGACCATCCCGATTCTCAAATCATCAATTTAAAAAACGTATCCCACAACATTAAAAAAATATGGTGGGATAATGATAATGTAATGGGAGCAATAGAAATTTTACCTACACCTTCAGGCAACATATTAGCTGCTTTATTCCAAAACAACATTCCAGTAGGCGTATCATCACGTGGTATGGGCTCATTAAAACAAATGGGAGAAATAATGGAAGTACAAGACGATTTTGAATTGTTGTGTTGGGACTTTGTTTCAACACCTTCAAACCCAGGCTCATATATGAAAGAAGTAGGTATGATGAATGAATCTAAAATGCCTCAACAAATTAACAAATATTCTAAAGTAAATTCTATTATCACAGACATACTTTGTGCTAATGGAACATGTCCAATTTTTTAACCCCTCCTAGAATAGTATTTTAGGATTGATGCCTCTCAAAAAAGAGGCATTTCTTTTTTTAAAAAGCGACTTTTCGTAGATCCGTATATATGTATATTCAAATATGCTACCCTTTCCCCTTATGTAGCATTAATTAGTTAACAATCTATT